CATGATCGCAACGGCGTAGACCATGCCGAGGCGGATCGTCTTATGGATACGCTCCGGCTTCTGCGCGCCATAGTTATAGGCAATGATCGGCACCATGCCGTTATTCAGCCCGAACACCGGCATGAACACAAAGCTCTGGAGCTTGAAATAGACGCCGAACACGGCGACCGCCGTGGAGGAATACGCAATGAGGATCATATTCATGACAAAGCACGTCAGCGATGAGATGCAGCTCATGATGATCGACGGGATGCTGATGGCCGTAATCTCACCCATGAGGCGGCCGTTCGGCCGGATGTGCCGCAGGCGCAGATGCACCTCCGGGTTCTTGAAGTGGTTGAGCATCACGGCGACGACCGCACCGACGCACTGACCGATCACCGTCGCCCAGGCGGCGCCGGCGATGCCCAGCTTCGGGAAGCCGAGCAGACCGAAGATCAGGATCGGATCGAGGATAATGTTCGTGATCGCACCGGTCAGCTGCGTGATCATGGAATAGACCGTGCGGCCGGTCGCCTGCAGGAAGCGCTCGAAGGTGATCTCAACAAAAACGCCGAACGAGCACAAAATGCAGATGTTCAGGTACGTGATGCCGTAATTGACGATCGTCTCAATATCCGTCTGCGTGCGCATGTAAGCACGGATGCCGATCAAGCCTGCGACAAGCACGAGCAGATAGCTCAGCCCCGCGAGCAGCAGACCGTTGACCGCGACCTGATTGACACGCTCGGCATTTTTCTGCCCCAACGCGCGCGACAGCAGCGCGTTGATGCCGACGCCGAAGCCGACAGCGATGGAAATGATGATGTTCTGCCACGGGAAAGCCATCGACACCGCCGTGAGTGCATCCTCGCAGATACGCGAGACGAAAATACTGTCCACGATGTTGTACAGTGCCTGCACGAGCATGGAAATCATCATCGGCACCGCCATCGACAGCAGCAGCTTGTTCTCGGGCATTGTGCCCATTTTATTCTCACGAAGGGTTTCTTCCGGCATATCGTCACTCCTAAAAGTATCTGCAAACAAAGTCAAACGTCACGAATGTTTATTATAGGTTGCCCGCAGCGGAATGTCAAGGCATGTCGCATTTTTCACTTGAAAACGACGTATGGCTGTGTTATAATAATTGCATCTGTGGGATTAGTTCATTGGTAGAACACCTGCTTCCCAAGCAGGATAGGCGGGTTCGATTCCCGTATCCCGCTCCAAATCAGAAAACCCCGGAATCCAACGAATTCCGGGGTTTTTCTTTGTATATCAACGCTTCGCGGTGCTTTTAGCTCGCTAAATACTTTAACGCCACGTTGCTATTTCTTGCAGTTCGTTAGCACTTTTTCAACGAAAAATGCTAACTAAAATGCTAATAACACGGGCTAAATGTCAAGTACTTTTTTGATATAGCGCAAAAAATTCCCGGAAGGCCGAAGCCCTCCGGGAATTGCTTTATGATTATTTGTCTGTCAGCTGCTTCACGCTCTGGTTAAGTCCCGTTGCCGCCCAGCCGGACACGATGCCGACGGCGGCAGCGTTGAGCCAGTCGTGCGCCGGGAAGTCCGGCACGCCCATCGCCCACGCGACGACGCCGAGGATCAGGCCGGCCGCGCCGCAGATGATTGGGATCCACTTATCCGCGGCCTCGGTCGCCTTGACGGCCATGCCCAGCAGATACGCGATGGCGGTGATCGCCGCCACAGATGCAATTCCAAGTTCCATTTTTATTGTCCTTTCTGTTTCATTTTTCCTGCGTCGGGAGCTGCAAAAATTTTTCGTGGATATCGTCCATGACTCCGTTTGCGCCAAGCGTGTGGTAGTGCCCCCAGCAATTTTCGAAATTTTGCCTTGCGTAGATCGGGGCATAGCCCCGGTCTGTCCATTTGTTGTAGTCGGATATCATCTGCGCGCGCAAAAGCGCCTGCACGCCGAGCTTTGTCGCCGCTGTGTCCGCGCGATCGTGCTGGATCTGCGCCGCCAGATGCCGGATCATGGCCAGCAGTGCCGCGATCAGCAGCGATGGCACGCCAAGCAGGCAAAGCCACTGATATGTAGTCACTTGGCGTCACCGTCCATCATCCGCTGGCACACGATCATCGTGCGCAGCATGTCCAGCGACAGATCCAGCTTGCCGCCGGTCGTACCGGCCAGCACGCCGCGGTCGACCAGCCGCTGCGTCTCCTCTCGCGCCCACGCGGGCACGTCGTCGATCGTGGCGTATCTGGGGCTGCGCGCGTCCGCGTACCGCTTGCCGATCACCATGCCGCGGATCATGTCCAGCGACAGGTCCAGCCGCCCCTGATCGTCACCCTGCAGCGCGCCCGCGTCCATCAGCGTGCGCACTGTGTCCTGCGCCCATGTGGGCACGTCCTCGAGCCTGTTGTATCGTACCATATCGTCGTCCTCCTCAGTATTTTTACCGGACATTGTGGCCGCGACGTCCCGCCGAAAGCCATCCATCGTCAGCCCGAAAGCCCGCCACAGGTGCGACGGGTCTGCGTGCGCGCTTGCCACGCCTCTCGCCGCGCCTTCGGCGTGACTGATGATCACGCCGCCCTGCATCGGGTCAAAGCCAAACTGCGTGCACAGCTGGGCAAAAAGCTCCACTGCCGCCGCATACGTCCCGCGCACGTGCGCCTCGGTCGCTGCCGGGTCAAGGTCGCGCCAGCTCGCGCCGCCGGTATAGACGATGGACGCAGGCTCCGTCATCTCGATGCCGATGTGCGTTGCGTTCGCTGCGCCACCACAGTGCCACGCGCGCATGGTGTACGGCAGCGTCTGGTAGTACGTCCCGTCGCGCTGGATAAAGCCGTGCACGCACACGCTCCTCCCGCCCGGCTGGTACTGGTTATAGCCGCGCGCCATCACCGACGCATTGGGCTGCGGGCAGCCAATGCTGTGCAGCATGATGCCGCGCGGGTACAACGGTGTTGCTGCTTGATAGCACTTATTTTTAGTTGCAAATGATTCGATAATGTTGGTCATATAGTCACCCCTGTATTACGCCTTTGGCGATATTAGGCATCCACCGATGTACTCGCCGAATGCCTGCCGCCCGTGTTCGTTTAGATGTGTGCCGTCTGCCAAAAATGCGGAAGCGTTTGCGGTGTTTATGCCAAGCGCCTTATAGCCGTCAATACATGGGCAATTGAATTCATCTGCAACACCGGCCAGCGCCGTGCAAAATTCCCGCAATTTCTTCCCGTTCGCGTTTGTGTATGTTTCTGCGCCGGTGCTATCCCACTTACGATAGATTGGCGAGGAAATAAAGACGCGAATTTTTGGATAGGCAGTCTGAATCTTGCGCAGCGCGTATCGCAGCGCCCCGCACAACGTTGATGTATCATCGTCATCGGTAGCGTTGTCGATAGCGACATTGCCGGTGAAGTCGTTCGTACCGTAGTGGATGACCACCGTGTCAACACTGCCAAAGTCAATTCCTTTCAGCACCGCAAGCTGCTGTGCAAAATAATCTGCGCCGCTGGATGCCTGCGCATCCTGTGTGGTGTAAGTGCCCGTGGCCACAGCATCGGCCAGCGCCCACATAGAAAACGCAGCGTAGCCACTAGTGGGGTGTACGGCCATACGGCAGCCTCCGAAACCAACATTGTAAACCTTTGCACCCGTGAATGCCGCCGCCCATGCGGTGACGGATGTCGTGTCCCGCGTCATGCCAAATATGCTGTCGCCAAAGCACACAACCGTCTTGCCCGACAGTAGGGGCGATGCTATGTCAAAATCGACATTCGCCTTTTTGACCTTCACGCTCGGTTTGAGCACATTCTGCGTAGTCACGGTGTCGGTTATCTCCTCGTTCACAGTGACTATGGCATCAGCCGAGTGGGTCGTGACACGAAGCCACGCAAAGTTGTCCCAAAAGTAATAACCGATGCCCGAGGTGTCCCATGTGACGACATTGCCGTTTGTGGTGATAGTGCCGTATACTGCGTTGGTTCGGATGGCTACAATATCCTTGCCGCAGTTCGCCGTACCGGCTTTGTCCGCTGTCAGGGTCATCATAAGGGTCATGTCGAAGTTTGCCTGCGAGGTGTCCTTGATGCGGATGATATCGCCCTTTTTCACGGGGATGTAGCCCGAGACGGCAACGCCCGAACTGGGTATCTCCGCCCCTGATGAGTTAAGTGAAACACCGGATTTATACCCAACACCGTTGTATATTGCGCCGCTAGCGTCAACCGACAGTGGCACTTGATTAGTGTAGGTTGGCGAAGTAACAGATTCTGCTACCACGATTTCCGGAAAGTCTACTTCCTGCGCGCTGCTGCCGTCATAAGTAGCGGTAGCGCCGCCCACTTTAAGCGTCAGCGCCTTCGGGTTCGGCAGGGTATCCGGCACAGTGGGGATTTGCACAAGGATTCTCTGTGCCGCAACTTGGAATGCGCCGTACTGCACCAAGTCCGTGGTATGGCCCGGATTATCAAGATTCTCTGCTGTCACCAGCCCGGTGATGCTGTCGATTACCGCCTTGTTCGCGTGCGTGTGCCGCGCGGTGGTGTTGGCGTTGATCTCCGCAGTCGGGACTACCGGGATATCACCCGGCGCGGCAGGCTTGTACCCAAGCGCGCCTGTGATGCTTGCCGCAGTCACGGTCGCGTCACTGCCGTCCTTGCCGGGTGTACCTTGCGCACCGGTTGCCCCGCGTGACGGCTTGCCGGTGTCCGTGCTGCCGATGTACCAATTGCCATTAGTGCCAATGGTCGGCGTGATGCCGTCCGCGCCTTTAGCACCGTCCGCGCCAGCAGCCCCCGGTTTGCCGTCCGCACCGTCCTTACCGTTCAACCCATCAGCGCCGTCTTTTCCCGGCGCACCGTCTGCGCCATCCTCGATCGTGACAATGGCAGCCCCGTCCACGCTGATTGTCGTTGTCTTGCCGGACTTGGTGGCCGTTACCACCGGGCTGTGGCCATCCTTTCCGGGCGCACCGGGATCACCCTTTGCACCGTCTTTGCCGGGTGTACCAGCCGCTCCTGTGTCGCCCTTGAGGTCTGCCACGGCGATGAGGTTTGTCCACGTGCTGCCGCTATCCGTGCTGTACTGGATGTAGCCGTCCGCCACGCGCAAGTTCATGCTGCCAGCACCACCAGCCAATGCCACTTCATTGATCGCCGCCACGAGGTTATCTTTCGCGGTGGTTTGCAGGTCGCCAAGGTCGCCGATCTGGCGCTGGATCGTCTGCAGCGTCATCTGGTCTGTCGGTGTGTATACATACCCGGCGGGCTTCGCGCGCTTGTGCACTGCGAAGTCCCGCTGCACCATCGTGTACGCGCCGGTGTCGTCGGTTACGTAGGCGTAGGCCGTCAGCGTGTGCCAGTCCTGCAGCAGCTCGTCCGGGATGATGGCCGTGCCGTCTGTGTCGACGTCCACGTCCACGCTGCCGCCAAAGCACTTATTTTGATAGTGGACCTGTTTGACGCCGTCGCCGTCGGTGATTTTGCACCTCCGCCCGGTGTCCCACTGCCACAGCGCCCCGCGTCCATCTGCGATTGTAATAGTCATATGATGTCCCCCCCGTTACAGCGCGCGGATGCGGTCTGCAAAGTCACAAGCGAATATTTCACCTGCCTGACCGCTTTTTGCGCGGATTGCATCGGCAATACCCTTAAAAAGCTCGCCGAGGTTGTCAACGTACTGCACCGTCGGTGCGTCCGAAAACGCTGTGATATGCTTATCCAGCCACTCCTTGCTGGGTTCCTTGCCAGCGCCGAACGCCGCAGTCAGATCGATCAACATGCAGGACGTGAACCAAAACGTCTTGTTTCCGCCGTCGTTGTTGTTGTAGTCAAAGCGGCACGGGTAGCTGCCGTCCGCAAAGCTGGTGCGATCAAACACCGCCGACAAGCGCGTCCACGCGCCAGAAGCAGCGTTGACAGCCATACCAGCAGCAGCCGCAGGTTCGGCTACCGGCCAGTACCAGTCGCAGGTGCCCGTGACTGCATCCTCAAATCGGATCTTAAATGTGGCATAGTATTTGTGCGACGCTGCCAGAGCGTGCGACGCCGACGTCAGCGTGACCTCGCCCGCGCCGGACGGGATGATTTTTAGGCTGGACGCAGCCCCATCGCCCGGCGTGATGCTAGATAGCTGCCACGAGCAGTTGCCACGTGTGGCCGGAAACCAGCCCTTGCCGCTGTTCGCCATGATATTAGTCATAGATACAGTGGTAGCCATGGTATGCCCCCCTTAATACGCACTGTTGATCGCAACGGCGATCGCGCTGTCAACGTACTGCTTGATTACCTTATTCTGCACGGGATTCGTCGATGTGCTCGACATCGCCGTGTCCACTATCACGCCACCACCGGCAGGAATCGTTTTAATTTCCCACTTGTGCTTATTTACCGCAAGCACCTTACCGTCATCGGAATCATCAGGATTCGGATCAGGCAGATAAGCCCCAAACAGCTCCACGGTCGCAGAGCCAAGAGCGCCAATACTTAGCACGACAGGGTAGTTAAGGATTGTACCTGTAAAAAGATAGTCGCTACTATTAAGCGCAGACACATAGCCAGTGCTGAACGACACAGGCAAACCGGTAGTGCTGTCAGGCAACGTAATATTGAATTTCATCGGCTTGTTCGCCGCAAGACTCGCAAGAATGGAATCAAAACTTGCGTCAAAAGTCACTGAGTACCTACTTGCGCCAGTCGATGCGTCATAGCCCAAATCGGACACTTTGGTCGATGTTACGGTAATGGCCTCATGCTCCGCGGCGAGATCATCTACATACGCCTTTGTAGTCGCGTCGTCGTCCTCGGTCGGCGTGCCCACCTTCACGCGCGCCTTAGCCCGCTTATCGCCGTCCGGCACAGTCGCCTCCACGGCGCCCGCACCAGATACGTTGATGCTAGCGTTTGCTCCTGCGCCCCCGTTGTCGTGCAAGGCAAGAACCGGCGTGCTCACGGACTGGGCGTTAATCCCGCCGCTCGTCGTAAGCCCCTTGACAGGTTCAAAGTCCCCGTTCACTTTCAGGTTTCCGGTGATCGTTCCGCCGGACTTGTCCAGCTTCCCACTCAGCGCCGCCTTTACCAGCGCAACAAGTTTCGCGGCCGCGGTCGGACCCGTGTATGTGGATTGGTCGTTCATGGTATCATCCCTTTCAATTTTCGCTCCAGATAGTCTGCATCTCGTCGGCCGTCATGGCAGTCAGGCCGTCCAGCTTGGTCTTGTCCGCAGCAGACATCAGGCCAGCCGCTGACTGCGTGGCCGCTGCTGTGCCGGCCTTACCGGCCAGCGCGGCAGTGATAACTTTGTTTTGGACGGGATTTGTACTGGTCGTTGATAGTGCGCTGTCCACGTCGATCGCGCCCCCACCGCCACCACCGGAAGGCGACGATCCGGAAGGACCGCTATCGGATGTGTTGTAGCTGCTGCTGGACTCCACGCTGTTGCCAATCGACGTTTTCCCGGAAAACACGAACGTGTAGTTCATGATGATCGACGGGTATTCCCGGCCGTTGATGTCCTTGACGATAACCTTGTCGAAAATGTCAAGCCGCGGGTCAGCTGGAAGATCACCAGAAAACTTATAGATCGGCTTGTTTTTCAGCTGTTCGTACACCGTCTTTGCGACTGCTTCAGCCGCGACGGTGATCGACCCGGACGGCCCTTCAATGCCCATCCACAAATTATCGTCATTCAGTTCAATGACGTAGCCTCCGGCGCCGAAGAAATACGTGTGCTCTTGCCCGTCACTGGCGAACGTCTTTTTCACGCGCACTCCAGTGACTTCAACCGGCGTACTTGCCACTTCCAGTTGGTTAATCCACTGTGTTAACGTCACATCTGTTGTAGATGTAATTGGTCGCACATACAGTGCATTCCCAGACACCACGGCATTGCCACCGCAGGCCAGCGCGATAGCTTCGATCACCTGCCGGATGGTGTGCTGTGTGTCCACAGTCGCCAGTGCGTTATATCCCAAGTCGCTATCAATCGCGCTGGGCGTCAGGCCGAGACGAGTCGCTGCCAGCCTCCATAGCTCTATGTAATTGTGCTCTCCCTGCATCTCCGTCGGGCACAGCACGTCCGCTTCCCTCATGGCATCGTAGCAAGTAAGCGTGGTAACTTCGTGCACGGTTTCCACTTCATAAACCTTAAAGCTGCCCATTGGAACCAAGTATCCATTGCCGTCGATTTTGATATCTGCCTTTAGGTGCACGGTCGCTCCTTCGTATAGATTCCGGTTATCGACGTTTTGCCACCCACCATCGTACATTTCAATTGTCGCGCATTTGCACGCGGAAAGCCCGACCGGGTAACTGCCTGATGATATCTGCGCTGTGATTTTCGTTCCACCAGGACGAAAACACGCCCCGTCTACTTGTAGGTGTTCCCCCGCCTTGATCGTCACAGTTGCATTGCCATAATACACCAATGTCACATCGTGATCCCACGTAAAAGTCGCTTCGACCACAAAGTTCGTCTGCGATGGGTAGACGCTTGTGATTTGACTTTCGACTGTTCGCATATCATGTCACCCCAAATCACGTCAGCGGATTGACGCTGACCATGTTAAATTCCACGGACGTAAACAGTTCCTTGTTTTCGTTCAGCCGGCCAATGTCAAGCTGCCCCTTGCCGACGTAAAACCACGACGTACACCACGCGCCATAGTAGGCGGAAAAGTAGTGCAGCTGGAATTGCTGGCCTTTTGCAATGATCTTCAGGATCTGCGACAGCATAGTTTTGCTGATCGACGCACGGCTATACCCAAGCGCTTCGACCGTGAACATGGGACTGACGACGGCCGCGCCGGTCTGGGTGCGGCCGCTGTCCTCCGTGTAAGTTGTTTCAAAGTCGTACGTCAGCGCGCCGGAATCCGGCTGCGGAAGTACCAGCCAGTCATCCGACGGACTTTTTCGAATTTTAATGTATTCCTGTGCCATGTGTTACACCGCTACAAGCGGGTTTTTGCCCGTTTGCCCTTTCCGCAATTTTGCTTCGGTGATTACTTCATCAAACAGTGTGCGGCGATCCAGACGCGCAATAAATTCGTATCGGCTGCCGGCACCGCCGCCGGCTTCTTCGCGCACAATCTGGCGCAGCAGAGATTCCGGCGCTTCCAGGTTGTTGCCGTTTCGCTGGTCGCCCAACACGGCAAGGAACTGCCGGTTCGCCGGGATGACTGCGCCGCGCGCCAGCATCGGGATCTGCGGAACTGGCAGTGGATTCACGCCCCACAAATTCTGGAACGGGGAAATGCCGAGGAAACTGGCGTTTCGGATCATATTCAGCATGAAATTGATCCTGTTGAACGGCACGGCGATGATTGTGTTCATGCCGCGAATGATGGCGTTGACGACCGTGCGGAAGGTGCTTTCGATGCCCTCCTTGATGCCTGACCAGATACGGCCGCCTGTCGAAAACACGTCCTTGACCTTCTGCCATGCGTCTCGGAATTTGCTCTGAAACCACTCCGGAACAGACTTGAAGGCGCTTTTGATTCCATCCCACGCAGCTACAGCGCCGGATGAGACCTTTTCCCACAGGCCGCTGAACCAGTCCTTTACGGCCGTCCATTTTTCGATGACCCAGTCCACTGCCGCTGCAACGCCCTCTTCTACGTTGGCAAGAAACTGCTCAAAGGCCGCATCGATACTGCTGATCGTTTTACTGATCCATTCCTTTATGGACGTCCATTTTGCAACGATCCACACGACCACTGCAGCTATAGCGGCAATCAGCAGCGGTATCCACGCCCCTGTGATGATAGCAATAGCACCGCCAATAGTTAGCAGCGCCACGGTAATAGCCGTAAGATTCTTATTGTTGAAGCCGTTTTTAATCACATCACGAATTGCCACGCCAAGAAGGACAAGCCCCGCGACGATTGCCGTGATTGCCCCGCCAAGCACACCAAATGCCAGCCCAAGCCCAGTGACAGCCGCAGCAGCGCCGATGATGTACCCTGTCAGATTATCGAAATTTATGCCGTTTTTAAGCATATCGGCAACGTTGATGGCCATCAGGACAGCCCCAGCGACAGCAAGCGCCAGCTGCTTTGCCTTCGACAAATTCCCCAGGAACTTCTTTCCGATTTTCCACGCAGCGAATCCAGCCGCCACCGCCGCCACATACGGCGATAGCTCGCGGACAACGGCTGCGATCTTGCCAATTTTTCCGGTGTCGACCTGATCGGACAAATCAAATTTCGGCGCTATGCCAGACGAACCGCCTCCACCGCCGCCGGAACTATCGTTCGATTCCCAGCGGTTCATTTCATCTAGCCCGGAAAGCTGTTTTTTTGCCTTCTCGGCCGCGTCCCCTGCGGCCTCGGTTGCGGAAGCCTGATTATACAGTGCCTTTGCAGATGCATCCGCTTGTGAAGCCGTTTTGCCAAACAACGAATTGATAAACACGGACACAACGGCAGTCAATTTGGCAAGCCACGCCAGAAGCGTTCGAATTGCCGGCAAAATATAGTTATAGATCGGCGCAAAAGCGGAAATCAGATTCCCCCTGATCTGCGCCAAAGATGTTGACATTTGCTTGTCTGCACCGATTGTGCTAAGCAGCATTTTGCGCATCGCACGCAGTGCTTTGGTAATCATGGTGAAAATGAAGACGCGCTTTGCTAAGCCAGCAATTCGTTTGGTGAATTTCTTAAATTGTTCTGACACATTCTGCGTCGTCAAAGCAGCAAGACGCTGCTTTCCCACATATTCGCTTACGGCAGCACTGGCTTTTTCATGCGCGATCTGGCTGCCTTCCAGATTAAGCTGCGCCGTTTTCAGCTGCTGCGTTGTTTTCTGGATCGCTTCGGCAGTCTCCTGTGATACCGTCCCGGTTTTTCTGGTTTTCTTTTCGCTTTCTTCGACGGCCCGCAGCTCCGCGAGCTGCTTTCTCAATTCGTCGACCTTCTGCGCAGCCTTGTCCACGTTGTTCGCAGCCTTTTTCGCGTTGTTTTCGAGCTTCGCAAGGCCAGCGTCAAACTGGCCACTGTTTATCGTTGTATCAAATACCAGATCGCCGACAACATCAGCCATCGCGCACACCCCCTGTCATCAGCTGCCGGATGAATTCATCTTCGTCGTCGGTCAGATGCGCCGACTTGAAATCGATCAATTCCCGGTTTTCGTCGTAGTATTCTCGCTCCCACTTTTCCAGCTTCTTGTGCTTGCGCAGCTTCCGCCGGATGTCCAGGATCGTGGAAAACGCGCAGTCACCGATCTCCATATAATATCCGATGAACGTCCACCAGTGCATATACGGCAGTGCGCGCACGTCCTGCCCGGCTACGCGGTTGATCGGTGCAATGATCATCGGGAAATCCTGCTCCCAGTCCATCTGCTTCGGCTGCTGCCGCTGGTCGCCGCGATCCACACCACCATCCAAAAACCACAGCATGAATTTCACCGCGGCGGCCATGTCCGTGATCTGATCCCAGTCTGGGTAAAAGATCTTTATCGCCACTTCGGCGCGATCCTGATCTGTCAGCTCTGGGTCATTCAACGCGGCGCAGATGTCCAGAATTTCGCGAAAGTCGCTTCGTATACGAAAACACCGGCCGCCGATACATGCTGCCTTCGGCAGGCCGGTATTCATGATCTGCGCTTCTTCCTTCGCTGACCGCCGCCGTTGTATTTATCCAGGTATTTCGCCTGACGCTTCTGCGCGGCAGCGGTCGCAACGTCCATCTCGCGCCGGATCTGGCGCGAAACCGCTTCCAGGAACGAAATGATTTGCAGGGAACCGGACGGCGTGAGCGAAACGCAGTAGGCTTTGCCGAACACTGTATCGCAGACGGGCGAAGGGAACGCCGCGTCCACCTGCTCGCGTGCGTATGCGTCCAGTTCGCGGATCGTCGTGCGGGCGTCCGTATCGCTTTCCTGTGTGCCCATTTCGTCGGCTTTGGCCTTGATCGCCATCGCTGCCGCTTCCAGCCGGTCGATGATACCGATGTCGTTCGGGTCAAAATAGATCTTCCGGTTTGCGTCGCCGTTAATGGTGAACGCTTTCAGGCCGGTTTCAAATGAAATGTTATTACTCACGCCGTCACCCCCTTATGCCGTCGCCTTCGTGAACGTGGCCACGCCGTCGGCAATGGCCGCCGTGCCGACCGTGCGCGTGCCGCCGTAGGTCACGTCAAACGGCATGTCCACCGTCTTGTCGCCGCCCAGCGACTTCACTTCAATCGCGCAGCCGCTATAGCGTTCGGCGAACATCGCCGTGTCCTTCGTGCCGGCATAGCAGTGCACGATCATCATATCCTGTTCGGCCAGCGCCGCAACGTCCTGATCCTTAATCGCCAGCTGCCACAGCTTCGTCAGCGCGGTCTCGCCGGCGTCCAGATTGCACGGGTCAAAGGTCTGCGTGATGGTCGGCGCGGACATGGTGGTAAACGTGTTGCCCAGGATGTCCTGCGTGGTCTCCTTGTTCCAGTCATATTCCTGGCTGCTGTCTTCCACGCGCTTTCCGACGATCGACCAAACCGGCGCGGAAGACGTTCCGGTATTCAGGAAGGCCATCAGCAGTTTGCGGGCAATCGTCTGGCCCGCGGTTGTGTTAAAAGTCGTACTTTCAGGCATAATGCATCACCTTTCAAAATTGTTGTCGTACCGCATCGATAGGGACACGGCCCAGTCTTCCACACCGTCGGCATAGCGCCCGGTCAAATAGGCCGCCGACACCTGTACAAATGCAGTGATCGTCCGGCCATCGCCGATGTCTGGCCACGCGGCAAGCGTGTGCTGCTGGCCGTCCGCCGTGATCGGCTGTTTTTCCAGCCAGCGCGCCAGTTTGTCCAGCCAGCCCTTGATGTGGATGCGGTCAGTTTCCGACTGCGGCACGGCGCGATATACCACCTGAAACGCATAGTTGCATTTCTGGTACACACCGCCCATGATGTCGGTCGTTTCGCTGATCACCGTCGCCGCAGCGGACGGATAGATCCCGATGCCAGACTTGTCACCCAGTTCGCCGAACCGGATTTCACGCGCGCCGATGGCAGGGAAGTCATTCAGCAAGTCGCTCAGGATCGTTGAAAAATCTTTTGTGTCAACCATTTGATTCCCCCAGGATGATCTGCTTGCACTCCGCGGCCCATTCCTTGCCGTGTTCGTTTTGCGCGACTTCCGCCCAGCGCGGCACGCCGGTCGCAAACTGCAGGTCGCGGTCGGCTACAACTTTCACAGCGCCCTTACGCGCCCACGGCGAACCGTTTTCCGGGTCGACCATGACCTTGCCCATATACAGATACCGCGCATATGGGCCTGGGAACACAACCTGCCGGCCACCTTCTGTGACGTATGAACGCTGCTGCAGGCTGCCGGTTTTCAGCGGCATATACAGCTTGCTGTCCGCAAGCACCTGCTGTCCAAGCCATTCCTGTGCCTTGGCGAATCGTGGACCGTATTTTGAGAACCGAAGATTTACCCGGACGCGCCCTTTGACATAGCTGACGTCCTTATAGTGCTTGATGCCGCTCATGATGCTGTCACCTCGAAGTGCGCAATCAGCGGAAACCACGCGCAGGATGTGATGCGGTGGCACTCTGTTACTTTGCACAGCACATCGTATTCCGCCCAGTCGTGCTCGCCGCGGCAGAAATAATCGCCTGGCTGAAACGCAATCATGCCGCTGCGGTCATCCTCCGCCTGGTACACTTCCGGCGTCGCATAGGTCAGCGCGCCAATGGACGCTTTCGGTACAAGCAGCAGCACATAGTGCCCAGGCACGTCGCCGGTCGTACCTGGCGTCATGGCCGTTTTTGCTTCTACTTTGACGCCGGCCAGCACATGCCGCACCCACGTATCTGCATGACCGCGCGCGCCGCGCACGCGCGAAAAAAGCGTGATCGTATCGCTATGCAGCAGCATCAGCACGTCACCCCCGCGTACAGCACAAGGACGCCATCCACAGCCACACCGGAAAGCCAGCGCCGAAGCAAGTCAAACACCAGCGCGTCCCGCGCTGCTGTAGTCTTCGCAGCGGTCGTATAGCAGTTGTCGGTCGCTTTATATGTGATCGATTCGCTGCCGGACGACACCGACGCTACAGGGCCGGCGGTTTTTACGCCGCCGGCGTCTGCGGTTTCCGCTGCGCTGTCACGCGCCTGGTCGATGCGGTAAAGGCATTCGGCCAGTTCGCACGCGCAGTCCTGCAGCTTTTCGGCGTCGGTCGTGGATTCCGGCAGCGTGCCGCCGAAGCGGTCAAACGTAAAGCGGTCGATCTCCCGCGACGCCGCACGCAGGTAGCGGGCAGCAGTCACTTCGTCGCGGAAAGGGGACAGATCGTCCCCGTACCGTTTTACGTATGTGTCAAAATCCGCGTACACCGTGATTCACCTGCCGATCACGCGCTTGCGTAGGACTTCACGTGCACCTGCGCAGCGTCCAGCACACGCAGGGCGGCGTTTTCCTCGACCTGCGCCTTGCTCCCGGCGAAAAGCTCGGAGTCGACCATGCGGACGATGCTGAAGTTATCGCCGACACCGAAGGCGTTCGGATCGTACATGATGAATTCAACCTTCGCGAGGTTCGCCGCCGTGACGCTGGCCTTCGTACCGCCGTGCGGATAGTAGGCAAGATCAGCAGACGACGCGAAGCCGTTGACTTCGATCCAGGTAAAGCCCATGAAGCTGCCTACCTGGCCGCCGGCAGCGGCGGCGAGCAGCATTTCGTTGGACGTCGGGATATACTTCTCACCGGCAAACTCCAGCATCGTCGCGAAGAAGTCCGGGCTGCAAAGCACGATGGTGGGGTTGGCTTTCGCCTTGACCATGGCTTTGCGTTCGGCCAGCACCTGCGCCTTGAAGTTGGCCGCAGTGGTCTTCGTGGTGTTGGTGGATGCCGTGCCCTCGGAGATCAGGCAGGCCAGCGCGCACTGATTCTTTGCCTCCGCGACTTCGCGGGTGGCAAGGGCCAGATGCTCCTCGGCAATCGGGAACGCCACAGCAGCGGCCTGCACGCCGTAGATCTTCTTAGATGCCTGCAGGTTGTTATTGAAAACAGCCTGAACCAGCGTGTCAGCGGCAGCGGTGTCCTTGAAGTCACGGCCGGGCGTGCCGACAGACGCGGCGGTGGAGGTCAGCTTGTGCCAGTAGCAGCCGCCGGCGCCGTCGACCATCACGTCCTGATAGGTCACGCCAGGCACAAGCCAGGTCTTATAAAACAGGTTGGGAAGAACAGTTGCCTTGTACTGTTCATCGACATACATGGATCCATACTGGATAGACATAGATCATCATTTCCTTTCGTAGTCTTAGCCCCTGAAAAACGGGTTGTTTTTGTATTTCTGGGCTACGTATTCTTTTGCGCCCCCCGCCGGCGGCACCATGCCGCTGTGATCGGACGAAAAGCGCGCCTTGCTGGCGGGATCGGCCACAAGGATACCGGGGATCTCCTTGCCGTTCTGATCGGTGACAAGGCCGGTAAACAGGTCGTCGATCGACTTGCCGCGCGCATCGTCAGACCCCAGTGCTGTCACCAGCTTGTCCGTGATGCTTTCGCGCGTGATGTCGTTGACGAAATGCTTGCCCAACAGGAACGTGTCCACCGTACTGCGCAGCTTCACGGCAGCGGCGTCCTTCTTGCGGTTGTCCCGCTCGGTCTGCAGGTCATTGGTCAGGGTCGTGATCTGACCTTTCAGCGCTGCGACATCCACGCCGTCAAAGGCGGCAAGCTTGCCCTGCACGTCTTTCAGCGATGTGTCCAGCGCGTCGTGGCGTTCCTGCAGCTTGGTGAATTCCGCCACGGTCTTGTAGTTTTCGGCGACGGCCTTGCGCAGATCCGCCGCCTTTGCTTCCGGAATCGTGATACCGAAGTCGGAAAGAATGGTCTCGATGTTCTTCATGCGTAATCCTCCTAACGTGATTTTTAACAGCCCGTCGGCTGTGTGGATTGAGCCGGATGAACCACCGGCGGGGTCGTGATATAGCAAAGGGGCAGCCGGTTTCCCGTCCGCCCCTGCGTATCCTGATTCGATTTTGGGTATAAGAAAACCACCTTGCCGATTGGTAAGATGGTTTCTCTAATTATTATGTGAAATAAATTTCCGCTAAAATTTATCCGATTGTTTATTCCGCGATATGTACATAAGTGATCTTTTCAATATCCGTCGCTTTGATGAACTCTGTTGTATCCTCAATCTCATGCAGCCGCTCCGGCGGGTAATCAATATCAACCAGATATACATCCCCCGAATAGACCCCCACGATTGTGCCTTCTCTCCCATCCTTCAAGCGAACACAATCATATTCTTTTGGCCTCTGCATATCATTTTTCCCTCCTCATCTGTCCACAAATGCCGTCGTCATGCGCGGAGTTCTATCCTCCGGGGCGATGATCCATCCCGTTCTAATCGGGACATAGCGTCCATTTGCGCCCTTCACCAGCATTCGCACGGTAAATTTCTCCCCATGTTCTGTGGTTGTTTTCCCGCTGGCCTTATACCTGCCAATGCCCGCCATAATCTCCTGCATAAGCAGCTCGTAATTATTTGCATTATACCCCAGCGCCGCCTGAAATACAACCGCCTTATCTCGCCCACTGGCGCCCTCCTTCATATTAAGCGAATAGTTCAACAGCTTTTCTTTTACACCGTGTGCATATTCGTACTTTGGAAGAAGTTCTGCAGGATCTTTCGCCACATGCTCGGCGTTAAAATCGGCTATCATTTTGTCGACGCGCTTTTGCTCTCGAACGGCCGCGGACGCGGTTGACGCCGCCGAGCGATCCCACCCTGCAACGGCAAGCCGCTCGTGGTATGGTTTCAGATCGTTATCGTCGCAGAACTTTGTGTAGGCCGCGTTCTGATCCTGCAGGCGCTTGGCGGACTGCGCATATTTCTCCTGCAATTTTGCCTTGCCTGCCGTATCTTCGCAGCTTTTCACGGCTGTGTGCAGCGCCGTGCACTTGCGCTTCTGCGCCCGGATGCGGCGTTCCATCGCGCGCTGCGTCTGCGACAGCTCATACGCGCGTCGGTTGGCTTCGGTATCGATCGGCTTGTTATGATTCTGGCTGACGCCCGGCAGGAACGGCGTGAAGGAATGGCGACAGTTATAGCCGCACAGGCCAAGCGGATTTTCCGGGTAGCCGGTCGCGTCCAGCAGGTTATCGAACTGCGCGTCCTTGCCAGCGATGCAGTACACCTTGCCCTGCCAGCCGGCATGATCGGCGATTGGGTCGGTATCGGACACACGCGCGCCCAGATGCTGCGACACCAGCACATGATTCCAGCCCATGTCTTTGCACTGCTGGATCGTCATGTTCCCGGATGACTGCGCCACGCCCGTGCGGATGCAGCGCAGTACCGCCACTTCCAGCGTGTCCTTATGGCCGGACGGATAGCGCACGATTGGCTGTACCTGCCCCAGCTCTTTTATGCCCTCCAGCATAGCGGCGGTGTAGGACTGCGCCCCGGTACGTACCTTCCAATACGCCGCGTCGCAGATATCGATGAACGCCTGATTGGTCGCGCCGGCCGTCGTGCGCGTGATGTTGGAAATTTCGCCGACCGTGCGTTCATAGGCGTCCGTGATGATTGCCATCATGCCGGGCGACAGGCCAGAAAACGTCACAGCGGCAGCTTCGGCGTCTGCCTTCGCTGCCTGAATGCCGCTGTCCTTGAAGATCTTTGCGATCTCCGGCTGCGATTTGCCGGTGCTTTTGGCCAACGCCTTCTGGATTTCGTCCAGATTGCCGCCGGCCTGTTCCAGCACCCATGCCTGCCATTCATCCGTGCCGGTCAGCAGCTTTTCTTCGCCGTGGCCGAAGCGGATCATGAAGCGCTCGATCATGTCGCGGGCAATCCATTCCGTCAGGCCATCCAGCAACGGCAGCAGAGTTTCGCCGATCTCCTGAAACTGTTCCGGGGTGATCATTCGGTATCAGGGAACAGCCCCGGCTTTGCTGTGTTGGCTTCGGCGTAGGCCGCTTTTGCGTCGTCTTCGCTGAAGCCTTCAAAGCGCACCAGATACATCCACCACGGCAAAACGCCGAGCTGGCAAAGGCTTTTTGTGTTCTGCCGGTCCTCTTCGTAGCTATACGTTATGTCGCCGAAATTGTACGCCACGGTATACGTGCCATAGGGCGCCAGATCGTAGATATCAGCATAGTCGTTCAACGCCTGAATCAGGTCATCCACAGCTGCCTGAATGCGGTCGCGGATGTCCTTGATGCGCTGGATGGTGCGGCGGTCATCAGCTTCCACCTGCGTTGCGGTGGCAAGGCCCTGCTTTTCGTTATAGCTAAAATAGCCTTCCGAAAAGCCGCACTTGGTCGACAAGCTTTGCAGCAGCATATTGATGCCGGTCTGGCGTTCGCCGGTTTTCAGCTTGCGATCGATTTCCTGATAGAAACTTTCGGCCGCCGAGCCGGCAACGTTTTGCACATAGCGCGGCAGCCGCACGGAAACATTCTTCCGCCCGGGCTCACGCAGCAGACGGTCATCCACAAGGGCGATCGACCGGGAATCCTGAATTTCGTCCACCATCGCCGACCATGCAACGTCCAGCCCCCGCAGCTCTGGCAAGGCGTTGGCGTAGATAGACATACCGCATGCGCCGCCGTCAATGTTGTTGGCGTCCGGCATGGTGCACACAGCAAATAGCGGCGCAGTATCATCCAGCACGGCGTCCGGCAGGATGCCCACCCAATCCGGCACTTCGTCCAGATTCACACGGGATGCCGATGCTTTGCCCTTCGCCAGCCGGAACGCGCGGTTGGAAACCACATAATGCATCCCGTCGTAGCGGTGATATTCGGCCTTGACATAGTAATAATCCGGCGTCGCCTTCGTGTCGTACAGCACAACGCCCGTCACGCGCTTTCGGTTATCCACAGCGGTGATCGTAAATTCCGGCGGCGTGTACAGACCGATGCTGTCCGGCGTTGGTTTCAGCAAAAACATGCCAGCAGCGCAGCCCACGTCCACTATGTCACGCAGGAACGGAATCAGTTCTTCGTTCAGCCGTTCCTGCAGCCAATCCGCGCGGGCCGAGCCGGACAGTTCGACGCTGACACCCATCGTCGCAAGGCGCGCAGCTTCGCCGGTCACGGCCTTTGCAAAATTGATGGTGCGATCCTGATCGTTTGCCCACGGTGGGGTGCCCATCCAGATCTGCATCCACAGGTCTTCCGCTTCGCGCATTTCCGGCGTTACCAGCGGCGCAATGCGGAATTCTTCGCGGATCTGCTTTTTTACGCTGTCCAGCGGGATATTGATTTTCACAGGCAGCCAACCTCCTTGAACACTTCGCACATTTTCGGAAACTGCGAAGCAATCCAGTCCACGTATGTTTCGTCATGGCCGTATTCCGGATGCGTAAAGTTTTCGGACAGCCCGCTTTCAAACAGAAATGCATGAATGATCTCATGACGCATAACTTTTTTCTGATAGACGCTAAAGTCTTTCAGGTCGCAGTCTTTGGCCTTTTTTGAAATAACAATGGTCTTTACCGTTTTGTCGCAGTAACCATCGCATTTTTCAAGCATTGCATCTTCGGCCGCCGTGGCTTCAATGATTTCATATTCCGTCCCCAAAATATTTACAGTCATGCACTTGCCCCCCTGCGCATCGTCAGCGGTTCCAGTGCGTACCGCGTGGCGTCGATGCTATGGTTATTCACGTCCGGGTATCCGGTGACGACGTTGCCGTCCCTGTCCCGCTCGTATTCGTATTCTGAGAATTCTTTCGCTGCATTCGGGCAGCGCACCGGGTCGATGATGATGCGCCGACGCTGCAGCCACTTCATACCGTGCTCGATCGACCCCGGGCCTTTAACGGCACCGGTGACGGGTAAGCCCATTTCGCGGTGATCGTTGACGCTTTTCGGTTCGGCCGAATCCGCCGTGATGGTGTAATCGTCATAGCCGTGCTCGATGATCCAGCGCGCCGTCTGTTCGTTCGATTCCTTGTTGACGTAGTGTTCTGCGAAGATATACACCGCCTCGCGGTCGCTGTCGTAGTAGCAGCGGATGAAGCAATACTGGTCGGGATACCAGCCCCAGTCCTCTCCCTGAAAGATGCGGTCAAAATGCGAAATTTCTTCGTCCGTGATCTCCCGCAGCTCCAGATAGTCAAAGACGCTGCCGCCGTCGCCATTGGCTACGCCTTCGTATTCATGTTCATACGCCGCCGGATTGACCTCTTTCAGGTGCTCCGCGTCGGCGATAAACTTTGCGCCCAGCCATTCCGGTGGCGCTTCCGTGTAACTGGAATGATGGAAAATGCGCCCCGGATTCGGGACAAGCCGTTCCTTGTTGACCCAGCTGGATTTGGATTTCGGCGGGTTATACGACGAAAAGTCATAGGATTCCGCGCCGCCACGCAGCACAGATTGGTTGATAGAACGTTCTTCTTCCGGCCCGCAAAGCTGGTCTTTTTCTTCCTTCCACAGTATGCCGATATACCCAAACGGCGGCTTGATGGATTTCAGTTTCAGCGGGTCGTCACAGCCGCGAAAATAAATCGTCTGGCCGGTTTCTTTCAGCACGATTTCCAGCGGCGACAGCTTGCAGTTGAATTCATCATACAGCCCCAGTTCATTGATCGCCCATTTCATCTGGGCATACACGCTGTCCTTCAGGGTGTTGCCCATCTTGCGGATGATACAGGCGTGCATCGTCGGGTTGTTTTTCAGCAGCTCGACGATTTTCAGGGATATATATGACGATTTCAGGCCGCCGCGGCCGCCTTCAAAGACATACGTCATGTTCGGCTGAATGCGCCGGTTGATGTCCACAAACGCCCGGCCGATGACGCGCGCAGGCAGCTCATAGTGCGCAGATGCACGCGCCGCCGCCTTTGTTTCCTGCTCTTCCTTGATGCGCAGCGACTTCTCCAAATCGCCCGCCGCACGGAGGCGGTCAGCGATGGAGGTTTCAATGCCGAACTGGTCTTTTTCCTGCCCGCGCATGATTGCCGTGCGCAGCTCCTGGATCTCTTTCAGAGATGCTGTGCGCTCGGATTCAATTTTCGCCTGCCGCTTCGCTATATAGATTTTTATGTCAGGTTTTTTCAGGTTTTCCGCTCCGATGGATTTGGCGGTTTTCGCCGAGTACCCCGCTCTGCGCGCCGCCTCGGTCGCGTTGCCCAATTCGATGTAAAAATCCGCAAAAGCGCGCTGCTTTGGCGTGAGATTCATGGGATCACCCGCTATAGATTTTCGCCAGCGTTTTTACGACATCCGCCATGCTGTAAGTCTCCAGTACGCGCGTGCTGATATGCTTCCCGGTTTCATCGGTTTCTGCCTTTTCCAGCACGTATTTTGTTACCATCCGGCCAAGCCGCTCGGAGTAGTGCTGTAACTGATTGACTTTGTAATGCTCGCCGCGCTGGTTCAGCGCCGCCTGCAGTTTGTAGGTAAGTTGTTTCAGATTCATAACCGCACCAGTATGCACAAAGCACCGAACCCGAAACCGGGCCGGTGCTTTGCTTTGTTGAGAGACATGAGAAAACCGGAGTTGACAGAGACAAGAGAAAAAGCCATGCGTACATTCTGCAAAAAGGATCAAAGGAAGAGAGGTATATCACAAAGTGACTTGCGGGACCGGTCTCTCTCGCAATCCCGCGATATCACTTTAACACAGATTTTCGAAAAAATCGTCTCACTTTTTTCTCATCTTTTCGTCAGCTCTCCGTGAGGCCATACATGATAATCGTGAAATTTCGCAGCGCGCTGTCTTTCCAACGGTATGCTGTTGGCTTCTCGATGGCCAATTCCCGGCACAGCCGCTCGACGCCGCCTATGCACGGTGCGATGTAAAAGCGCTGCAGCACACAGCGGTCCCGCTCAGAGAGCTGATTCAAGGCACGATCCACGCGGCGCACCCGGTTCTCTGTCAAGCGCTGCGCCTCTTCCAGCCGCTCACGTTTCAGGATGTTGTTGACGAGCGCATCGTCCCGGCCATTCGAGCCGCCTGCGACCGGATTGCCGTCCGCCGAGGCGCTGCGGATGCTCGTGATCTCCGTCGCCAGGTCAGCGATCTGACCGCTGATGTTTGCAATTGCCGCCTTTCGGTTCATGTAGTTGCGCAGCTCATCGGCCGCCTCCCGCTTCCAGTCCAATTAAGTCACCTCCACATAGCGCCAGCTCTGCGGTGGGCGCTTGATTTTGCCCTTGTCATGGCAATCGTTGCAGTCAGTTGCCCATTTCGCATCGCAATCATCGCACTCATACGGACGACAAAGCGTGCTCAGTGCGCGAGGCTTATCATAGATTCGCAAGCCTGATATGCGCCATGCCCAGCCTTCCCGCCCGCCGAGATACGCCTCGGCCGCATCGCGGGTCAAGCAGGCGTCATCAAAGATCTCGTCCGCCGGGACAACGCTCCAATCCGGCAAGCATATGCCATATCTCTCCGGGCTGACGCTACCGCCAAAACGGAGGAGGTGGACAGTGTCATAGCACTCAAACTCGCCGATGACCTTACCGCCACCGTAAAATTGCGGCTTTGGATAATCCGTCTCGATATAGTCCTCGTGCGGGTATCTCGGTTGCGTACAGTAGATATAGCACTTAAACGGCGTGTGCAGCTTTGGGCGGCTCTTGCGCACCTCAACGGTCTTTGTGCCATTGGCGATCAGCTCGCACCATTTGGGGCGGATGCTGATAAGTACGGCCTTACTCATTGTGCAGCGCCTCACTTCCCGGGACGATACGATCCCAACAGGCCGCGCACAGTACTTCTTTTACCTCTCGCTGATGAACATGTTCATGCGGGCACGGTTTGTTCTTCGGTTCGTAACCGTAGGTATTCGGGCATCCAAAACACCCGCCAATACAGGTTTCGTCCACCGCGTTCGGATGCTCCAGCGCCAGCAGCTCGCGGAATGTGCAGCCGTGCGACTTCCGCACAAGCATGTCTACCCGAAAAGCGTCCCAATTCGCCGTCGGCACGCCGACATAGTCGCACCACGCGCGTTCCAGCTTCGCGCCATCCGAAGACGACCAGTCCGGAAGGAACACGACGTAGTCCACCGCCTCCATCTCAGCGAAGCAGATGCGCATATAGTCCAGCTTGTCCAGCCCCTCCGGCGCTGTGGCCGGATTGATGACCGTCGCGCCCAGCCGCTCAAGTTGTGCAGCCGCTCGGGCGAATTTTCCCTTATAGTTCGGATCCCCGGCGATTTTCCCTGATATGTAGATCTTCATGGTTGTCCTCCTTTCACGATTCGATTCGGCCCTTAAAAGCATCGACCAGCTTCTCCGCAGCCGCTCGCAGCTTTGTCTGGTTCTCGCCGCTGGCCTTTGCGATCAGCGCCAGCATGTCGTTCAGATTCCCCTGCACGGTGTCAAACACGATCTTGAACTGCGCCACCGTCACATCGCTCATCTCCAGCTTCCGGCGCGCCTCCTGCAGCTCCAGCTTCAGACCGTCGCGCTCCTTGGCCACGTCTGCCGCAGCGGTCTCCAGCTTGTCCTCGGCGGCCTTGGCCGTTGCCTCCGCCTGCTCGCGTGCCTTTTCCGCCTTCTGCAGCTTCTTTTCCAGCCGCACGAGCTCTTTCTTCGCCGCCGCCTTTTCTTCCTCGCGCGCCTTGGCCACAGCGCCCTCGTCCACCTGCACGGCTACTTCGACTGGCCTGCTCTCCAGTGCGCGGATGTTCTCCTGCAGCGCCCGGATCTGCGCCTGAGTCTCCGCCAGCTCCTGGCGGCGCACCTCAGCCTCCTGCGCCGCCGTCTCGGCGTCTTTTTTCAGCCGCTCCGCCGCGCCCATCTGCTCGGCCAGCTTTTGCTCGTACAGATCCCGCTCGTCCTCGGCCGCCTTCTTTGCCTGGATCAGCTCGTCCAGTTCCCGCGCCGACATGTGCTCCACATCGTGCTCCTCGGCAAAGCTCTCCCGCTCGTTTTCCGGCAGCGCGAGCAGCCGCAAAGCATTGGAAATGCTTAAATTATTCAACGTTGGGTAATTTGATTCCGCCCCAAAAAGGGTCTGCTGCTGCGCCCCGTATTCGCGGTACAGCGTCATAAAGCGCGATGCCGTGCTCTGGCTGAATTCCGTCTGCGCCTTCAGGTACGGCAGCCACTCTCCGTGGCCGATCATCTCCTTCACCTCGCACAGCCGCCGTCCAATCTCGATGCCGAACCACAGCGTCATCTGCTTCGCCTGCGCCGTCAGGCCGCGGATCTCTGCGCCCACGGTTTCCGGCGTTCGCTTAATATCCAGTTCATTCATGCTGTTTTCTCCTTTGCTTCCGCAATTACCGGCCGCCCCTTCTTGTCACGGCGGCTGCCGTTGTGTACCCATGCAAGCCACGCATCCAGAAACCACCCATACCGCTCCCCCGGGTCCTGCGCGTGCGCGTACCCTTCGTTTCTGTACCCGTGCACTTGCCGGATCGTATCGCTTCCTGTCAGCTCGATGGTCATCCACGGTCGCTCCGGCCGCTTCTCGTGCCGCAAAAACAGGATGGTTGTCTTCCCCTCAATATGCCGCGCAGCGTAGCCGCCCACACAGTGGTGCAGCGTCTTGCCCTCGCGCACGATCTCGCTGCCGCTCTTCGGCACCACGATGCGCAAGCCGCTCAGAGCAAATTCATATTTCCGGCACAGCTTCTTATACCGCTTCGCATAGGCCGCAGTGGCGGCCTGGTCCTTCCGGATCTCCAGCAGCTCAGCCGCCGCGTCGTGCCGCTCCCGCAGATCCTTCGGCATGGCCACCGTCGCCTCCGTCAGGTCATAGCCCAGCTCGCGCGCCATGCGCAGATAGTCCACCCACAGCTGCACGCCCGTCTTGTTCTCGGCATATCGCGCCGCCTTTTCCAGCTTCACGCCGGCCGTCTCCGCGCACTCCTTGCACGCTTCCACCATCCGTCCCCCGCCGAGCTGCCGGCAGAGATGGATGTACACATCCGGTGTCAGCTCCGGCGCGGTCTCCCGCCAGCTTCTCAGCGTCTCAAAGTCTCCACCAGACTGCAGCCATGCGCGCGCCTCCTGCTTGCTCATTCGCATAAAGTCTGCCGGATTTCGCGCACTCCAGTTCAGGATCCGCGCGTTTTTCACGCCGCTCACCACAAGCTGTGTTACCGCGCTGCCGAGGCCGAGCTTCACGGCCATTTCGATCTGTGGCCACATCGCGTAGGCCGCGAGATACGTCACAGCCCACTTCACCGGCTCTTCTTCCCAGCGCTCCGCAAGCTCATAGCACATCCAGTCCTCGAGCTGGCAGTAGCGCCACGCCTTCGTCTCGCTCAGCGCATCCGCGCCGATCACGGTATAGTCGCCCTGATAGCACGCCCAGCCCATCATGTTCGGCTGAAACGGTTCTGACACCGTCGTCTTCGCCTTCCAGTACGGCAGCGTCCACTCTCCGCAGCTCCATTCCCGCGTCCGCTCCCACATCTGCACCGTCCCCGGCGCGAGATAGTAGGCTTTCTGCCCCCAGCAGTTCATGTCGTAGTAGATGCCCTCATAGATCAGGTTCTTTGTATAGCTGATCTCGATCTGCATCGCCTCGATCAGCAGCGCATCGCCGTCCCGGCGCAAAAATGCCACGTGCGTCTCTTCCCGCAGAGACGTCATCCGCTCGCTGTACTTGCCGATCGCGTTCCACACGGCCGTTTGCCCGCAAAACGGGCAGCTGGCCTCGCTGCCGTGCTTCGGCCCGTGCTTGCCGATGATCCCATGCTGGCGGCAGCACGTCGCCCACACCTCGCGCCGCTTTCCGTATGTCTCGAAAAACACGTGCGGCGTGAACAAATCGTGCACCGCGTCCTCTTCCTCCTGCGTCGGATAGTCCCAGAACTTCCTCAGGATCTCCTCGTGCCGCTCCGGCGACAGGTTACACTTTAAGTACCGCATGGCTCACACCCCGAAGAAATCGTCCAGCTTCAGCAGCAGTCCGCCCTCCGGCTTCGCGTCGTCGCTGCACAGCCGCACACGCATCTGCACCTCGATCTCCGCGCCCGGGAAGTAGAACTGCACCGCCTTGCGGTACGCCTCGATGTCCGATATGCTCCCGCCCACGCCTTTGGCCACAGCCTTCATGCACTCCGGGAAGCTCCCGCCCTGCGCCACGGCCTGCGCAAACTCGCCGTCCTCTTCGCAGAACTTCTCCAGCGCCTCGCGCACGGCCGCCGCCATGGCGGTCTCCTTGTTCCCGCTCAGTCCCTTGTCATCGCGCAGCCGCTCGATGGCTTTCTCGTAAAATTCGCTCATAGTTATACCTCTCTTTCTGTTGCTTTTATCCTGCGTCGCCGAGAAACCGGATCACGCCCTGACGCAGCTGCACCCGGTACGGCTCCAGCTCCACGGCCGTCATGTACTTATGGCCGAATAGTTCTTTCATGTTCTGCCAGTCCTCCCACATGACACGATACACTGCGCGCCCGCGCAGGCACACCAGCACAAACGCCAGCGCGCCCATATTGGCGTGCGATTCCAGTGCACGCGCCTGCTCTTCCGTGACCGCACTTTGCATGATGCGGTCTTTGTCCGTGGCCTTGGCCTCGAACACTACGCTGCTGCCGCCGCATAGCGTGCCCTGAAAATCCGGCTGCGCCTGCTTGGTGAAAACCGCCTCGAACGACCAGCAGCCGCTCGGATTCTGATGCCGGCCGGAAATGACCTTGATCGGCTCCGGCGTCTTGTCGATCTCCGCGATGCCATGCGCCCGGTAATACGCGCAGGCCGTGAGGATCTGCGCCTCAAAGCCTTCCCCGGTCGCACGGCTGATACTCCCCTGCGCCTGACGCGCTGGATTTTTCGCCGACTCCTCGGCGTGGAAAAACTGCAGCGCCTTTTCATACGCCACAGGATCCAACTTGCGCGCCGCCTGTTTCTGATAGCGCGGCGGCAGGCTGTCCATGCTGATGCCCATTGTGGACGCTCCTTCCTATGTGGTGTCTTTGATCTCGTAATACTCCTGCCACGGCCAGCCGCTCAGCTCATGCCAGCCGCTCTTATACTCCGACCCATCGTCAAAGCGATAGAGATGCATCCCCCGTCTGGCCTTCGGCTCTTTTCTCCACGTCTCGGCCTTGGTCACCTGATAGCGGATCTCCGGCTTTGCCATGCCGGCGCTGCAGGTATACCGCCGGCGGCGGATGCCCTGCTCGCGGCAGCGGCGCATGGTGGAGCATGATTCCTTGATGAGGTAGGACGCGAGCTTTGCGTGATTCTTGCGGTCATCGAGCATCTGGAAACTGATAGATCCCGCGCCATTGGTCACCTTTGTCCATGCGGCAGCGATGATCTGCGCGTCGAAGCGCGGCAGAATGATGTGATGATGCACATTGGTCATGTGCTTGGTTTCGAGCACAGCGATGTATTTCAGGCGCTTTCCTGCTTTGGCATAAGCCTTGCGTATCTCTCGCAGAAATGCCGCCCTGTCCCGCTCGGCCTGTTCCAGCGTGACATGCTTGCACCAGTAGTGCAGCACCAGATGGAAGTCGCCGTAATGGTAGTTACAGTTGATGAGCCAGCGCAGATGCTCCTCGGCCACGCGCTCGTTGATGCGCTCCTGACACTTGGAGGTCTCCTTCTCGGATGATCGCTTGCGCGGCTTGACTTCCTTGCTGTGCACACGGGATGAATACATCTTGCGGTGCTCGACCGTTTCCCCGCACACGACGGTGCGATGTACATACGGCATGATTGCCTCCCTGTCTGTCTCCGGTCGAGTTAGTAATTGGTCTTACCGAAGCTGAAAACGCCTTGCGGCGTCAGCGTTTTTCGGCTTGCAGGGCGGGCAACTGTATGCTATAATGTATATAGTGTAGCGCGCCCTGCGCTATTGGGTTTTCACCGCCTGCGGGTTTGACGATCTTCGCAGGCGGTGTCTTTTTATGTCTCCGGCGGCGCCCACATGACGCGCGCCCCGTGGACGACTTCCTGCCATGGGACGCCCCACAGCTCCGCCGCGCACTGGATCGCCGCGAACGGCGACGCGCACGGCACGGTCACGGCCTCGCGCCCCGGATACACTACCCGGGCGCGGCCACGCGCTGCCCAGCGGTCATGCCGGCGGCGCTTGTCCAGCTCGGCCGGCGACATATAATAGACGACCTCCGGCCGCTTCATGCGACGCCCAGTGCCGTGAAGATCACGTGCATGACCCAGCCGAACAGGCACCCAACGGCCAGAAACGTCACGGCCATGATGGCGTCCTCTGTCGCACCGACGATTAAGCGGCGCACCTTCGCCTTGGCGCGCGGATCTCCGAACACCTTCATTTGCCGTCTCTCCCCTCTGCCGTGCGGTACAGCATCTGCATGTTGTTCGCGCAGATAGCGCACATCGGCACATCGTGGATATGTCGGACTCCGTCCACACTCCCGCAAAACGCACAGCCCGGCGCATACTTGCGCAGGATGATGTTGTCCGCGTCGATATAGATCTCCATGGGATCTCCCGTCCGGATGCCCATCGTCTGGCGCAGTTCCTTCGGCAGCACGATGCGGCCGAGGTCATCGACCCTTCTGATAATTCCTGTTGCTTTCATTGGTTTCTCCTTTCACTCACTGATATTTGATCGCTGCGCGCAGGGTGTCGATGGGGATATCCAATCCCCGCCCGAGCGCGAGCAGGTCGTTAATGGTCATGCCGCCGACGTTCTGCAGCCGGTTCGCCGCCGTCTGGCGGCAGCAGCCGATCAGGGTCTCCGGCTTGACGCCCTGCACCCGGATCTGACCATAGAGCAGCGTCTGCAGTTGGTCATAGCGGCTGGTGCGCTTCCTCAGTTTTGGCATATGTACCTCTCTCCTTTAAAAAAATGTGCTGATATTGAAAACTTCGGCGCTCTCTGATATACTGCAAATGGAAAACATGGAAATTCTGCGTATGAAAGGATGTACCACTCATGGTAAATGAAGATTGCGCCCGTGATTTGCTGCAATACCTCGACAGTTGTCTTGAAATCAGCAGTACCGGAAAACGTGTCAAGCCCATAAAGCTCAAAAAGGTGCTTCATGAGGAGCCGCTCAGCAATTACACATCCGACGACATTTACAATGCTGCGGAATATCTGGTGAAGCTTGGGCTAGTCAATCTGCCCATCCCGCGCGGCACAGCACTCAAGGGCGGAGCACGTTCATATGTTTTTACAGGTATTTCGGCAAAAGGAACTGAATACTTAAAAGTGACGAGAAATCCAACCACATGGGAAAAACTAAAGTCCCATTTCCCAAGTGTGTTCAACGCTGCCATATCCAGCATTTCCTCCTTCATCCTCCAAGCTGGAATAGAACTGCTGAAGTAAGGAGGGAAAAATCATGGATCACACACTTACCAGAGATGCGAAAAAGGCTCTCGCCACGATCTACAAAGCTTATAAATCGAGGCGCGCAAACGGAGAAGCAAAATCCTCCGCAGTTTATTTCGATACCGAATCACACGATGCCGCCGCCATTGATGCAGTCGTCTCCGACAGCTTGGCAGAGCTGTCAAACGCGAAATATGTAAAAACGGACATCTGCGGCAATTACACGCTTACCGATTCCGGTATCATATTCATGGAGAATTTGCCCATCGACACCATAAAGGAATGGCTATCATTCTCCGCCCAGTTCATCCCCTGACAATCCGGCGCAAAAGCGCTCGAAGTCCGCTTCATTTCCGGCGCGGAACCGCTCCACATCAATGCCGGTAATGCTCAGCTCCGCTACACCTTCCTTCACGTCGAGGCGGATGCCGTCAACGCCGACGCCGATCATAACGCCGTCGAGCAATACCGCGCTCTGCCTTCCGTTGCTCGCGATCATCATTTTCGCCGCTTGGTACATGTCCTCACCTCCAATCGAATGAATTGCGCGCGCCTTACGACGCGCGCTTGCTGTGCTCCAGCGCCATCGCCAGCCCCTCAGCAAAGGCGCAAAGCTGCGCCTTCTGCATCTCGTCCATGCTCTGCATCACGGTCTCCAGCCGCTCCAGCGTCTTCTGCTCGTTTTTTGTAAGCATTTTGTTCACCTCCTTGCGTTGCTCCGTGTCGTCGGACACGGAGACTTGTGTTTATGTACACATAATACAGCCGCCAGTTGAGCTTGTCAACACATTTTTGCGCAAATCCTGTGATTTTTTGTGTTGACATACTCATGCAAGCGTGATAGATTATTGTCATCGTCAGGAGGTGATACTACGAATAGCAGAATTAAAGAAGTTCGGAAAGCGAAAGGGCTTTCGCAAGCCGCGTTCGGCGCACCGTTCGGCGCAAATAGAGACATGATTAACAATGTGGAAAACGGCAGAGCTGCGGTTTCCGATATTATGATTGCGTCCATCTGTCGCACTTACGGAGTGAATGAGCGCTGGCTGCGCACCGGTGAGGGCGAGATGTTCGTGCAGATTTCACGCGACGAGGAGGTCATGGCCTTCGTCGGCGATGTCATGCGCGGCGAAGAGGATAATTTCCGCCGCCGCTTCCTGCTGGCGCTGTCGCGGCTGCCGGAGGAACGCTGGGCGGATATTGAGGCGTTCGCCATCCAGATCGCCGAAGAAAACAAAAAAGCGGATCAGGATTGATTTCCTGATCCGCTTTGCTTTGCGTGCGTTTGTTTGTCTTTGCGTGCGTTTTTCCGGTGTTTTGCCGGTGTTTTTCTTTTTCACGCGGCAGTGCGCAGAAATTTCAGCGTCAGCCGCAGCTCCCGCTCGCCGGCCGCTTCCAGCAGCCGCTCGATTTCGCGCCGTAAGTACGTCCTCCATTCTGTTTCCGTCACAGTTCTCCCTCCCACAAGTTCTCCACGGTCGTCCCCAGCGCCCGCGCTATCTGAATGGCGAGGCGGACGTTCGGAATGCTCTTGCCCCTCTCTATGTCGCACAGTGTGCTTGTCCCACACCCCACCTTTCCGGCCAGCCAGCGCAGGCTGACGCCTTTGTATTCTCTATACTCCCGTACATTGTTTTTCATCCTCGCCATAATCCTACCACATTTTTCGGCTGCGTGTTGAAAACGTTCGGTATTCCGAACGTTTTTTGCTAACTTATTGCAATACTGCCCGAAATATGCTATTTTTCAATTATCAGCCGTGTGTCTATGTTGCCACATGACAGAAGGATGATACACAAACAGTTGAAGGAAGAACAGAAACGAGGGATTGATTGTGAAGAACAAGCAAAAGCTTGACGGGCTGCAGTGGATCGGAGTCATATGCTTTTCGTTGGCATTTCCGGTTTTCATGATAGGCGTTATAAACGACACGGTCGGATTCGCTGTGGATGGTATACTTCTTGTCGGCAGCGGCGCTGCTCTTTTTTTGGCGTCTAAGCGAAGAAAAACAAAGATGTACTCAACGGTTCAAGATCTGATTGCAAAAGCGCAGGCGTCTACAGAATTGGCGAACGAGGCTGACGACATCGAAACGTTTTTGTCCTACTATCATTCCATACTGTCCGAAACACATGAATTGATTGCATTTGAAGATCGTGTGCCATTCACTTTGAAACCATCTATTCAGTACGACATTTTCGTCAATAACAAGCAATGGCACACAAGAGATGCTATCGAACGGCATTACAACAGCGTAAAAAAAGCGGCGAAAACAACATACAGAAACAGCCGCAGCCATGTAGAGAGCCTATGCCGCATATTTGCAGATGAAATTGAAAAACACAAAAACGAATTCGATGATGAGACCATGGAATTTGCGATTAAACTACGCAACCAGTTATTTGCGGAATGCGGTGTTATAAACACATATGCAGCTGCTGACGGCACGGTTCGTTGCGAAGGCACGATGCCAGGCATCGACATTTCTGAAACCGACGGTATGGAAGGCCATGAATTTGAAAACTATTGCGCTGACCTGCTGCGAAAAAACGGCTTTGTCAACGTGTCTGTGACACCTGGTTCTGGAGACCAAGGTGTTGATGTGATTGCCGAAAAAGAAGGCGTGCGCTATGCCGTCCAGTGTAAATGTTATTCTTCCGCGCTTGGGAACACGCCGGTGCAGGAAGTGTGCGCCGGTAAAAGCATGTACAACTGCCATGTTGGTGTTGTGATGACAAATAATTATTTTACCGCCGGTGCAAAGCAACTGGCCGAAAAGAACGGCATCTTGCTGTGGGATCGCGATAAGCTACAGCAGATGATCGACAGCGCGATCAGCGAAGAAAGCGCCGTGTGAGGAGGCGTGGTATACCGCAGTCCCTTTTATCGTACAGAGAAGAAAGAATAGACATTCCGACCATAAAATGATAGAATTGTCGTAATCCGCCTGTTGGCGAGAATAATGAGAGGAAGAATGTCTATGAAAAAAACATTCGCAAAAAGCCGCCTATTGTCCATCATCGCAACCATGCTTCTAGTCTTGTGCCTGACGGCGTGCGGCAGCCAGAACGGCGGCGACACAGAGACACCCGAAGTCGCCACTCCCCCAGATCTGACGGGTGAATGGGTGCAGTCAAACTCGGACTCGAAGGAAAGCTACCAGGCGGCTACCATCAGCGGCGACACGATCGAAATCTACTGGGTCAACACAGACAGCGAGTCCAAGTCCCTATATTGGGCTGGAACATTCGTTGCTCCGGAAACGGCCGATGAACCCTATACATGGGAATCTGCGAACGATAAAGAGAAAACCGGCTCTGCCCTGTTGGCGTCCAGCGCCGATACCAAGACGTTCACATATGAAAAAGGTGAGATCAGCTACGAGGCATCGGCTCTCGGCACCACCAAAACCGTGCGCCTCGAAAAGGCGAAATAATCACAACCGCCCGGGTGCTGTGCGCCCGGGCGGAACTGAAGGTATTTCGTTTTTTTGGGGGGATACACATGCAGCTTGAAATCTATAGCGTCATGTACCGCATGGTCCACAAATACGGCTGGAATTGGGGCCTCACGCGCGGCCTCATCAATCGCCGGTTCGGCACGAACTACACCGCCGATGAGCTGAAAGAGCTGTACAGGCAGCATTTCTTGTCTAAGAGAAAAATGAAAAAGTGCTTGCGCACAATTAACGGCACAAGCACTCTTTCCACCAAATAAAAATCTCTTCAAAAACAAATAACTCCTAGCCAAATTCCTTACACAGAATTATGGCTAAGCGTATTATATGCACAATGAGCGTAAAAAGTCAACATTTTTATCAGTTAAATTATTGGTATTATACTAAATTTTATGGAGTAACTTATGGAACTATCTATTACTAACGATTTATTTCAATTTGCCTTCTGCGGCATGAAAGATCAGTGGTACAAAAAGCTAGACAGACTTGCCCAGCTTGCTTTGCCCGAAAAATGGTCTTACCGAAATCCACTGCCCACAGGCCAGAACCAGAAAACCCCTATACTAGAAAATTATATTCTACACACTTTTAAGCGGCTCGCATTTGAGTACGAGCAAGCTAAAACCGACCAAGAGCGAGAAGAAATATTTTCAGTTGTTGGAGACAAGCTCTGTTTTAACACTGGACTGTTTACAACAACATACGAAACGATTTATGCAGCTTTCCAGAAAAATAGAGTTTCAGGGAAAGAGCCATGGTATTTAACGTGCTTTTCTGATACTGGCGACCCTTTTTTCAGAGATTTCTTGCATCTTCCACGTCGCGCACAGTATTTTTCAAAAATCAGCGAGCTAATTTATGATACAAACGCCGAGCTTCGTGTCAACACTGCACACATACTACAAAACGACCGAAATCGCGAACGCCTCCCAGAATCCTTAAAGGATTCCCCGTACCTAACAACTCTATTTAACGGTGCTGTTGAGCTTGCAAAGAAAAAAATCGAAGCAAATTACAAAGCAGCAGTTCCTCAGTTCTACGATAATCAACTCTGCTTTCTGCTTCCTATATGCCTAACAAACATGGATAACGCAGATCTTTCCCTCGCCGTTAGATGGCATGATGGTTACTATACGGGTCACACATGCCTAACCCTCGACATGGCCTATAATAATGCCAGACTAATCGCGTGCCCGAATAGCGAGTGGCTCAAGCCCTGATTCCACTATGGTGCATTGCGCCATGATGAAAATCAGATTCCGTATAGCAAGGAGGAATACCATGAAAGTCCCTGAGCCGCGAAAATTGAAAAGTGGAACATGGTTTATCCAGATGCGGCTCGGCGGCGAGAGCATACCAGTATCCGCCCCGACGCGGACAGAGTGCGTCAAACAGGCGGAAAAGATCAAAGCCGACTACCGCAACGGGCAGCGTCTCCCCTGCAAGAGCACGCAAACGCTGGAACAGTGTGTAACGGCGTATATTGACGCCAAGCGCGGCGTGCTGTCGCCATCGACGATTCGGGAATACAAATCCATGTCGCGGAACCGGTTCACCGCGCAAATGAAAAAGCCAGTCCGCGAGATCACGAACTGGCAGTCGATTGTGAGCGCCGAGGCAAAAAGCGTGAAACCGAAGACGCTGAAAAATGCGTGGATGATGGTAGCGGCGGCTCTGAAATTCGGCGGGTACGACGTGCCCAAGGTAACGCTGCCGCAAGTGCCGCCGAACGAACGCCAATGGCTCGACCCGGAGCAAATCAAGGTCTTCGTGGCGGACGTGGCAAATGAACCGTTTGCCATTCCCGCGCTGCTGGCGCTGCACGGCCTCCGCCGCTCGGAGATCATGGCGGTCAACTGGTCGGACATAGATCTGACCGCAAAGACGATCCGCGTATCCGGCGCGGTCGTCATCGGCGAGGATCAGCGGCCGCAGCAAAAGGCGACCAACAAAAATCGTTCTTCCACGCGCACAATCCCCATCATGATACCGGAACTGCTGGCCGCGCTGGAGGCCGTCGAGGACAAGTCCGGGCCGGTCGTGCGCTGTAACCCGAACACGATTTACCACCAGATCAACCGCGTGTGCGCGCGCAATGGGCTGCCGCAGGTTGGAACGCACGGGCTTCGGCACAGCTTCGCGTCGCTGGGGTATCACCTCGGCGTGCCGGAGCTGGAAATGATGCAGCTTGGCGGATGGGCAGACAACCAGACCATGATACGCATTTATACGCACATCGCAAACGCTGACCGGGTCAAGGCAGAAAACGCTATGGCCGGATTTTTTGCGCAAAATGCTAACAAAAATGCTAACACGCCAGAAAAAACGTAG